AATCTATTGACTTTCATGCGTGCTTCTTGGGATGCCATTCTTATGGCATACCAGGAGGTACGTTTGGCATGTCGGGGTAGGGGAAGGGTTTGGATGCTCAGCTCTCGAACAGTCCGCGCACTGGAACGACTTAAGGTCTCTTTAGTTAGGGACCCGGTCACCACTGCGCAGCAAATTAAAGAATTTGCCTCGGGCTGTCGAGCGTGGACCTTCGGTGCAAGTGCACCGAGATCCGCACTGCTGTCTTCCTGCAAAGAGAGATGGATGGGTTTGATAATGTCATACGCATCCCGTGCTCTCCCTTCTCCTATTGACTCCCCGGCTACTGGAGTTAGGGATCTGGTGTTACGATTAACATCAGCTCCTGTTCCTGAAACTCCAGGCTGGCGGCCATTCGTGAAGGAACTTCTTGGCAAGTACCGTTCATCCCCTGCGAATCTTCGAACGCAACCTTCGGGTCATGCTGCGTTGGGATATTCGCGTGTACAGGGGGGCCACTCAACAGGGGTCCAGGACCTTGTGTCCATTGGATACATGTTGAGGGCTGGTGCTTGTGCTGATGGTGAAACTAACCCTGAACGCAGGGTTGGGTACACCAACAGCTTACGAGCTCGACCGATCAATGACGATTATAAATCGTTACTGATTGCGTCACAGTCTGCTTTGAATGCAGGCTACTCGTACCAACAAGCCCTTCACGACGGTTGCGAGTGGGTGCTGGATCACGTGGATCATATCCCTGTCCTGCCGATTGCGGCAGGAGAGAAAGGTCTGAAGACACGTTATCCTACATGCACACTTACCGCTTGCAACCTGGTCCAGCAGGTGTTGCGACGGGCGATTGATCATATATTGATCAAGGACCCTAGAATGTCTAAGGGTCTAGGCGGGACTAAGATACCTAGACTTTCTAAGAAAGGCTCATTCTATTCCCAAGATATGAGCTTCGCAACCGATCTTCATCCGTTCTGGTTAACCAGGACGGTTTATGAGGAGCTGGTCCTGTTGGATCCACGCCTTAGGAAATACCAGAGATACTTTGGTAAAATCTTTGGCGCAAAGAGATTGGTGGTGAATCTTGACCCACCAATCTGTTCCCTGGAAGGCATTATGCCCCCTGGGTTGGATCCAGTTGAGTATGGGGAGCTAAATGCCCCTCTACTCCCCGAG